TCACTCACTAGGCAAAAAACTACCTTTTGTCTACGAAATGCGTTGTGAAGCCTTCCGTTACAGCCAAGAAGAGATTGATACTGGTATTACCGAGATTGATCAGGTCGAGGAAGAAAATGCTTATACTATTAAGCTAAGACTAAGCACATCTGGCACTGGTAACTATCGTGATAACGAGGTTGTATATCAGAGTCCAAACGGCAACTGGAACGGTGCTACAGCCTCTGGTGAAGTCAAGGAGTGGTTCAAGTCTAACGGCACGATGCTCGTTTATAATATTGAAGGAAACTTCCAGAATAATGCGCCGCTCTATGGTAATACATCTGGCGCAGTCTATAACACACAGACCACAGATAAGATGACAGACTATGTGGATAGAGACCTATTTGATAATCAGGACTTTAATGAAGGCGCTACCCTGATCCTTGATCTATCGGAAATCAATCCATTCGGGGTGCCATAATGTTACAGAACGGACCTTTCTATCATCAACTAACCAGAAAAGCAGTCATTCTATTTGGTAGATTGTTTGACGATATCTATTTGGTTCGCAAGAATAATCAGACAGGAAAAGAAACGCAGAGATTTCTTGTTCCTATCATCTATGCACCAAAAGAAAAGATGGTCACCCGTGTTCTTTCTGATCCCGATCTACTAAGACAGGTTCAAACTATTCTACCTAGAATGAGTTTTGAGATTACTGGCATTTCATATGACTCTGCCAGAAAGCAAAACTCTATGCTTAAATCAGCAAAGGCAAACACAGCTACCCGTGCGTCGTCCATGTATATGGGTGTACCATATGATATCACTTTCTCGCTAAACATCTATGCTCGTAACATCGACGATGGCACGCAGATTGTAGAACAAATTCTACCGTTCTTTAATCCAGATTTCACAGTCACCACCAATATGATTCCTGATCTAGGATTTCTTAAGGACGTTCCCGTTATTCTAAATAGTGTAGGTAATGATATCACATATGAGGGCAACTACGACTCGGTAAGATATGTAAATTGGACTCTTACATTCACCATGAAAACATACTACTATGGTCCAATCTCATATCCAAAGATCATTCGCACAGTTTATGCCAATCTTTGGAACGACGAAAATCTCAAGTCGGCATATATTACAAGACTAAATGTGGCAAATGCTAACGGTGTATTTAAGGCAGACGATTTCGTTTATCAAGGTCCGAGTTACAGAGATGCCACCGCATATGGTATCGTAATAAATTACAGCGCCAATACAGGCAGACTTGTGTTAGGTGCTACTCAAGGACAGTTTAAGGTAAACAATACCATTCGTGCCGTATCAACTAACGGTGTTTGTCAGATCCAGTCTTTCGAACTTACACCGCAGCTATTTGCCGAGATTAAGATTGAACCAGATCCAATTACGGCAGAACCTGGCGACGATTACGGTTACGACATAACTATCACAGAAACGACTTATGACAATGTTTCATATGATATCGTTTACTCTTCGGACTCATTGACCATTAGTTCGGATAATATGACAGTTTCATCAGACAACATAGAGTAAGGAAAAATGGCAAGACAATTTATCGACATAGGAACAATAGGAAACGATGGAACTGGTGATAAGTTAAGAATTGCCTTTAACAAAGTCAATCAGAACTTTGGCGAAGTCTATGCTGACGGTGCAAACACAAGCGGAAAAGTTAACACTCTATTTCAGGTAGCTAATGCCGCTTTCAATCTAGCAAACACATCCGATGCTACCACATTCGCACTAGCCAACGGCGCATTCGATAAAGCTAACGCTGCAAACGTCTTGGCTTTCAATACAGGCGTCGGCGCTAATAACTATTCTGGCGCTATGGCTAACTCAGTCAACGCCTATACTTTCTCAACATATGCCACTCTTACAAGCGTTGCCGCAAACGCACTAGCTGCAAACAACTACGCTGGTGTTATGGCTAATGGCTCAAATGCTTGGGCTTGCACGGTAGCCGCTTCTGCTAATAGTTTTGCTGGCTCTATGGCAAATAGCGCCAATGCTTTTGCTAGAACTCTTGCCAATACATCAAACAACTACGCAGGCGTTATGGCAAATGCTGCCAATCTTTATACAGACTCGATTGTCGCATCAACTCTAGCAACTGCCAGAGCATACACAAACACCTCTACTGCTGCTGCTAATAGTGTAGCATCTGACACATATTCTACCAAAGTTTATACTAATACAAGCATTAGCGCCGCAAACAACTACGCTGGTGTTATGGCAAATTCTGCTAATGCGTATGCTGTATCGGTAGGTATTTCTGGAAATGCTTATGCTAATCTAGTGGCAACATATGCCAATAACTATGCCGGTGTTATGGTCAATGCCGCTAACATTGTCGCAAGATCATCCGCTAATAGTTCCAATAATTATGCTGGTATTATGGCCAACTCTGTTAACGCATATGTTATCAGCGTAGGAAGCGCAGCTAATAATTATGCTGGAGCCATGTCAAATGCATCTAATTCTTATGCCGATTCGGTTGGACTTTCTGTAAGCAATCTAGCTTATGACTTGGCAAATGTTGCTATCAGTAATGCTGCGGTGGCCTTAAGTCTCGCAAATCTATCACTAACAACTGCTAATAATATTAACACATATTCCGATCTAACATATTTTAAAACTTCGGGTGGCACCATTTCTGGTGATCTAGTTATCCAAGGTAATCTAACCACCAGTGGAATTGTAACATACGTTAATACTCAACAATTGGACGTGGGCGACAATATTATTGTTCTTAACGGTGATCTTTCTTCTAATGTTAATCCTACAGAGAGTGCTGGTATTGAGATTAATAGAGGCAATGTTGCTAACGTTTCCATTCTCTGGAACGAAAGTTCTGATAGTTGGACTCTAACAAATAACGGAACAACTTGGCTCAATATTGCTACCAACACTGACGTTACATCAACAAATGTCTATGTTAATACTTCCACAACTGCGGCAAACAATTACGCCGGAGCTATGGCAAATGCAGCGAACGTCTATACCGTATCTGTGGGAAGTGCGGCCAATAACTACGCTGGAGCAATGGCTAATGCTGCTAACGCTTATACAGTAACTATTAGCGCCACTGGCAATACATATGCCGGTGTTATGGCTAACTCGGTTAACGCTTATGTTAATGTCTATACCGTTTCTGTCGCAGTGAATGTCGGACTAGCAAGTAACAATTATGCTGGTGTCATGGCAAATGCTGCCAATTCATACGCTGACACGCTGGCAGTTTCATCTAACGGATATGCTACCACACAAGGCATCGCCAGTAACTCATACACAAGATCAGCGTTCAATAAACTAAATGTTGCTTACGAAGTGGCCAATGCCGCATTCGTCAAAGCAAATACTTTTGTAACAACGATTCCAACAACCAGTAAAGGTGCTTTTGGTGACACTGTTAATATGATTGCCGCTAATGCGACTTATCTATACTACTGCACCGACAATTATCTTGATGGTGTACCAGATATCTGGAAAAGAGTAAGTTGGTCTAACGACACCTGGTAAGACTAAATAGATACAACCTATTATTAGAGAGAGCAAATGGCAAGAGAAATTATCAATACTGGTACCGCAGCTAATGACGGAACAGGCGATACGCTTCGTGTGTCGTTTAACAAAACCAATAATAACTTTTCAGAGTTATATGATGGTGTTTATAACGTCACATCAAATCTTGCCAACACCATTGTTACCAACGAAGTATTCCACGGTGAGATAGATTTAAAATCTGGAATCGCATTTGACACCGCAAACGAAGCATTCTTTGTTGCCAACTCTCTCCAGTCACTAGCACAGACTTCCGCTGCTCTTGCCAACAGTGCGGCCAATACAGCCAACTATTCTGCCGACCTTGTTAACACCGCATACGAACTAGCAAACAGCCTTACAACAAAAGTCAATGTAACATTTCTACAGGCAAATGCAGCTTACGATCAATCAAATCTGGTATATGTTTTCGCTAACACCAGAGGTTCAGCGGTAAATACAGCGGCAGCTTTTAGTATCGCCAATGCGAGTTTTGATAAGACAAACAATTCATTTCTATTGGCCAATTCGGCACTAGAATACGCATTCGCCTCATACGATACAGCCAATGGTGCTTTTGACAAAGGTAACACAGCTTTTGCCGCAGCAAACTCTCTAGCAGCGCAAGCAGGTGTCATCGCTAATGCCGGATTCTTCCACGCAAACTCTGGTTATATTGTAGCCAATGCTTCATTTGGAAGACTAAACACAGCATGGTCAAGAGCTAACGCTATCTACGATCATGCCAACAACATTCAGCTATTTGCCACTTACATATCCGTTCATGCGAACTCATCATATGATACTGCCAATGGCGCTTTCCGTGTAACAAATGCATCCTATACTACCGCAAACGCAGGTTATTTGGTAGCTAATGGCGCATTTAGAGTTGCTAACGCAGGATTCGCTAGAGCAAATGCGGCTCTACCTAATGTTGATTCCGCAGTATTCAATGGCAGACTTTATACTGCTAACACACTATATGGTGGTTCACTAACTAATCCAGCAAACGGTGTGTATGGTACATCATCAAACTGGTATGGAGTTTATGCTCGTTCTTCAGGCAATCATGCTCTTAAAGCAGAGTCAACCGGAAATCATGATGCTATCTTTACACTAGCGCAAGCTGGTAATGGTGTTTATGGAACAGCAACGACAGGTAATGGTGTTGTAGGTTTCTCTAACACAGGATACGGTGGTTATTTCTATTCAGCTAATGGCACTCCACTTGGTTCAGGTTATCTCAAAGAAGCTGATGACGGAACATTACAGATTGTTGATGCTGTAAAAGTAACATCTAACGGTATGCTCCAGTTCGATTCAGGCTTTGGATATACCGCTAATGCTTATGGTGTTCGTGCGTGGGTCAACTTTGACGGCACCTCATCCGTATCGTCTCTAGCAAATCTTCCATTCACAGCTAACGGCACAACAAAAGTTATCAGAGTTACACTAACAGGACTAGCTAACAATACACCTGAATATAATGATATTGTTGTAGATTCTACAGTGGTTCTAGTAGGTACAGGAAACGGTGTTAGAACCCAGCATTCAACTGGCGCAACTACTACATTTGCTGCCTATCTTGCTATCGGCAATAGACAAAGCGGTGTTGGTCGTGCCTATAAAGTTACAGCAACAGGACCAAACTGGTTTGAAGCATTTTACGATTCTCCTGGATTTGGTTATTGGCAAGTATGGTTCTTTTGGTGGTGGTGGTGGTATTACGTCTATGGCTGGTATGTTCCATCTGGATATAAGTTCGATGGCACTTGCTCTATTATGAGAAGCAAGATCAGAGGTTCTGGTGGTATTTCATCCGTCAACGATCTAGGCGATGGTAAATATCAAGTCAACTTCGATTTTGAAATGCCAGACACTAACTATTGCGTAACTGGTACAGCATCATCTGGTGATTACTTTAACTATGACTGGAGAAGCAGTTCTTATCTAGGTGTAAGAACCATGCATACATCATTTGTTGAAGTATCATCAAATCACGGATGGGGTGGTGGAGGATACTGGTGGTGGTTCTGGTGGATTCCAACATGGACAGGACCTGGCACATATCCAGCTAAACAAATGCATATTGCTATTATCAGATAGGGATTATCATGGAAGAAAAAGCTATCATTTATCCAAGAAAAGACGGTGGAATCTGTATACTGTGGCCAGCGCCACAGTATCCTATCGAAGAAATCGCAAAGAAGGATGTTCCTGTAGGACTTCCATATAAGATTATAAACGCTTCGGAATTGCCTCAAGATCAAGCATTTAGAGATGCGTGGACCGCTGATTTCAATTCACCAGATGGTTACGGTAAAGGATTCTCTGAATGGTTTATCGCTAATGCTCCACAGCGACCAATTCCAGGAAACGTACCAGACGAGGACAAGCCATGGCCAAAAGTGTAATCACAGTTGATATGTCTAAAGCAAAAGAGATGGTTAAGGAAGGTCTTCGCACGGCCCGTCAGCCTCTATTACAAGAGCTAGACGTGGAGTTTATGCGAGCCGTCGAAAGCGGCAATACTGCATTACAGACAGAGATTGCTGGCAAAAAGCAAAAGCTAAGAGATATTACCGATCTTCCTGCTATCAACAAAGCAAAAACAACAGACGATTTAAGAA